GGGATTTACTGGAGTTCGTGGCTTTGGTTCTTTATTGCACGGGAGAACTATGAAAGCACTTGGCGGTGCTGATTTAGATGGAGATAAAGCTTTCGTATTTTTTGGCGGTAGGAAAGCTGATGGGACTGGAGAAGGTATGAAGAAAGAATGGAAGGATATGTATGATTGGTCTAAGAATGAATTTGTAAGGGACGGTATAGAAGAACATAATAAGGATACTGTCAATCCATTGAGTAAGAAAGGGGAGACTTATCATGATGAATTAACAGTTTCTGGTGATATAAAATATGATGTTGGAAGTAATGTAGCCCTTCAATATTCTCCTATGACTAGGCAAATAGCTTCAGATGCCGCTTATAGTGGTAGAAATCAACTTGGTATTGCTGTTACTCAGACTTCATATGTAAGGTCAGCATATTCAGCTATTAGAGCTATGCCTAAATCAAGAACATTTGTAAAAATAAAAATAAAAGATTTTCCTAATGAATTAATTTTAAGGGTTACGGCAAAGAAAGGTGATACTAATCTTAGGTCATTTAGAGGAGTTTCTAGAGCTGCTGTTGGGTTAGCATCTGACCCTATGGATGAAGCTGGTTTAAATTTTGGTAAACATGGTGAAAAATTATTAGAAAAGCAAACTAATGCTTTATTTGAATATAAAATTGTGAATAAAAAAGGACAGCCAATACATAAATATGACAAATTAATTACTCCTAAGCATAGAAAGAGTGCTGTAATTAATATGATGAAAGATGTTAATCAGGCTTTATATAGTCGGAATTGGGATCAAAATAGAAGATTCCAAATGTGGGAAATACATGACAGACTTGACGTTATAAATGATCCTATAACAGGCTTATCAGAAAAGTATAGAAATTCATTCCTTCCTAAGTTAGCAACAGATATGCATCGTCTTGATTGGAGCGATGGTGTCTTGCAACGATTAAAGGAAAAGAATTTAGATAAATTATATGAAGATCATCAGTCAGATTTAGATAAGTATAAATGGTTGCGTGATGCTCTTGGTAGGGAATCAATGGCTGTTCCTATGAGTAAATATTATAAATTAGCTTTGAAATATAAACTTTATACTAAAGAGGGTATGAAGGCACAGTTAAATCCTGACCATCCAGAGTTTAGGCATGATCTTTTAATGAAGAAAGGGTTTGAGTTCTATACTAATAATAGATGGGATAAGTATAGGCCAAAGGATATGGAGCAGCGTGCAAGACATTTAAGTGATTTGGTCAAGAAGGCAGAAGATTTTATTATTAATGACTTATCTGATATGGCTAGTATTAAAAGATTGGCTAGGCTGGCAAAGGATGTTTCCAATTCTCGTATAAAAGAATTATCATCAGAAGCTGATTATGTAAAAAAGAATAGTTATATCCTTGCTAATAGAGCAAATAAAATTGATAAGACAGGTACATCACTTGATCCGATAGAAATAGCTTACTTAGAGAAACTTGAGGAGGCTTTACATAAGAATATATTAACTGGTGAGAAAAAATCTGCTGCCTTAGATCAAGCTAGTATTGATGCGAGGATAGGAGAGTATAAGAAACATCTTACTCCAGAAGAAGCTGAGCTATATGATGCTCTGTTGCTTAGCACTTTGTGGCGTGGAGAAAAATTTGATAAGGAGGCTTTTTTCAAAGAGAATGGGCCTCCCAAGACAGAGAGAAGTGCAAACGATGTAGAGAATATGATTAATAATTCTAAAAAGACTACTTTATCAAGAGTTGGATATGCTTCTGAGGCTGTATCAGATGCTTCTGTCCGTGCTATGTTAAGGGAATACTCTAAGTTATTCGACTATACCATTGATACTCCAGACTCTAGAGCTGTTAAAAAGGTTGAGAAAGCTGCTGAAGAATTAGAAGAGCCTAAATCATTTGTTGACTCTGAAGGTAATAGAATTGAAGGAATGGTTGTAGAAAATCCAGATAAAGATTCGAAAACAAAGAAATACTTTGATGAATACGCTCCGTTTGTGGGACTGCGTGAAGGAAAACTGTCAAAAGAAGAAGCTGAGCTTTATTATAAGATAAAAGATCACTTGAATCATTTTCATGATATAGTTGGTAAGGATTTAAATGGCGTTATGAGATGGCTTACTAAGAAAGATATTAATGAAGCTTCTTTAGAAGACTTTAAAACATTGGAGAGATGGTTCCAGATGACAAGAGATGGTACTTGGTGGCAAAGAATTATGAGACCAGTTAAAGATAAGTCTGCAAAGATAAGCCCTTGGCATCACCTTATGTTCCCTAAGGCTGTTGGCTTAGATTTAATGAGACATGAACTAAGCCTAGTTGAAGCTAGGGCTCCCTTTCAGGACAAATATGGCTGGGTTCATGGTAGAGTTATGCAGCCTGAAAATATGATGACAAAGGTGCAAAGTGCTGTTCATACTATGCAACAACAAGCTACTCAGATGTATGAGAAAGAAAAAGAAGAATTTGACAACGATCTACGCCCTTATCTAGAAAGTATTCCAGATGGTAACGAATTATTTAGAGTTGCAGTAAGAAGTAGAGAATTAGAATATGTAAAGTCTAAGGAATTTAGAGATAGATGGGGAGATAAACTTTATAATTGGGCTTCGAAAGAATATTTTGATAAGTGGCAAGAAATTCAGAAGGAATATAATTGGGATAAATTACAGAAGAGAGTATACGATGTAAAAAAAGGTGAAAATGTTGAAAAAATGACAGCTGCTGAGATAGTAAAAGATATCAATGTAATTCTCACTAAATGGAATAGGAAAGTTCATTCATGGATGACTGGTGGAAGAGATATGCTTGGAATGAATGAGTGGAATAGAAAGTATGAGCCACTAAGAAAAAAATATAAAAATTACGCAGGTGATTATAAAATAGTAGAAGATTTTCTAAAGAAGTTTAATGACTCTGTAGTAAAGGGTGAGAGAGTTGATTTATCTGAAGGTATAGATGGACTTAGAGAAATCGCTAAGAGCCAAATGATATCCTATTTCCCTAAAGCAAGACAAGATGTAAAGAAAAATATTATGGAGAATCTTATCATTGGTACTACTGGTGAAATATTCTCCGAACATTATTGGCCTCATATAGCTGGAGACAGAAAACAAGCTGCAGAAGGTTTAAAAAGAATGATAAAAGTTCTTGAAGCGGATACTACTATGTCTAAAGAGGATAAGGCAAATGAGATGACTAAGGCAATATTCCATTTTAAACAGGCTACTGGTGATTGGTTACCCAATGATGAGATTAATACTCCTTATAGCCACGCTATGAGAGCATTGGAAGATATAGCTAAGGGTAGGAAATCAAAGAGTGAGAGTATAAACTGGTTTACAAATACACAAAGAGTGGGTAACCAACATTCTCGTGATGCTCATATACCGGGTTGGAGCGTGGAACCTGAAGTATACTCTGGATATATGAAGAGCGTAATAGATAATATGTATAAACATGCTGCTCAAATTAAAGTAAGATCAGATATATATAAGTTTCAGGGTGAGCATATGAGAAAGCATGGGGATAGTAAGCTTACCTTTGAGTGGGTTGATTATTTTAATCTTTATGCTCAGGATGCATTAGGATATCCTCAGCAAATACCTGAACGTATTTTAAATAATCCAAATATGAAGATAAAAGGTACTCCATATGCTTGGTTTAATGATGGAGCTGTAAAGAGTAAAATAAATCGTATTCGTGAGATGCTTGGCATTGGGAAAGAGACAGATGTTAAGCTTCCTGAAGAATTAAAAGGGATAGACTTTGGTACTCTAGCTAGATGGGGTAACTTAGAGGCTAAGTATCAATTGGCAACATTGCTTGCTCATCCTAAGAGTGCAGTAGCTAACCTTTATGGGGGTACTGTTCACACTCTAGCTTCTACTGGAATGGAAAATTTCATGAATGGTCGTAATATTAGATATTTAAAAGCCAATGTTAATGGTAAATGGGATAGTATGACTGAAGTTCAGGATTGGGTATACAAACTAGGTGTTGTAGAAGACTTTCTTATCTATGAGGCTGGGCTTAATCCTAAATTTAAAGGAAAGAAATGGAAAGAATTTTTCACTGAAGCAACTGCTAAAATAAAGAAAGACCCAAAATTGGCTGATGTAGAATTAAAATCTATTGCTAAGAAACATGGGATTACAGATAGTATCTTCAATAAGGCAGCATGGTTTATGCGTAGACCTGAAAGAACCCTTCGTAGGGATGCTTTCATGGCTCATTATCTGCAGGCTAGGAATAATTTTGGTGGTGCTATAACAAGATATGATGACCCTATTCTTATAAAGATGGCAAAAGAAGGTGTACAATCAACTCAGTTTTTATATTCAGCTCCTTTTAGACCAGCTTTTGCTAGGTCTACTATGGGTAAAGTTATGACAAGATTCCAACTGTGGGCTTGGAACTCTGTAAGATTTAGAAATCAAGTAATAAAAGAAGCAGCCTTAAGAGGCTGGAAAGAGGGTACAGAAGAGTTTGATAGATTTAAGAGATTGGCTACTCTGGACGTATTAATGCTGGGCTTATCCTCTGTGTTCATGTATTCTCTGTTTGAGAATGCTCTTCCTGCTCCTTGGAATTGGCTACAGGACTTAGCTGATTGGGCATTTGGAAATGAGCGTGAAAGGAGTAGAGCATTCTTTGGTACATATCCAGAAGCTGTTGCTCCTTTGCAGTTAATTACACCTCCCTCTTTGAGGCTGCTTCCCCCTATATTTAAGGGTATGGTAACTGGTGATTATGAAAGATTAGCGGGTTACTATGCTTGGAGTATGATCCCCTTCGGAAGAATGGGATATGATGTGTTTGGCAATGTATTTAAGGGTGGTAAAGGTGGATTGTTAGAGAATCCTATGCGGTCAGTAGAAAAAGTTACTGGCTTACCTTATATGCAATTCGGTAGAGAAGTAAAGAAACGTAAGGATAAGACTACTATAAGACCTCGTGGTATAATAGGTTTGGAAGGAACTGTTCCTGAATAATGGATTGGGTACCACAAGGTCAGCAAGCAGAGGTAGGTTGGAAGCGTATAGCAAGAACTGATCCAAATATTCAAAGATGGTATGATGAATTAAGAACTCAATATCCTGATGAACCTGAAGATGTAGTAGAGCATATGGAGAATAGTATAGCTAATTATAATCAAGGTTCTCAACAAGGATATGACTATGGCACTGCCATTATGAGAGGCTTAAGACCCGGTATAAGCCAAGAGGATGGTAAACATCATTGGTATGGTGATGTTGATGGCATAGTTGTAAAGGGTGAGAAACACCCTACTCGGCACTTGACTGATCAGGGTATGAAAGACTCAGTAGATAATGATGTTGCTAAGCTAAATGCTATGAGAGAACCAATGTCAAAGGGTCAATGGATGGGATTAGCTTTAGGCGGTGCTGTTACTGGAGCTGCATTAGTTAAGTATGCAGGTGGGCCTATGGGTACTAGAATAAAGTCTATAGACCATATGAAAAATTACCTACGGGGGTTCTATGGTGGTAGAATCTTAGATAAGCCTGTAGCAGCTGGGAAAGAGGCTCTAGCTGGTTCAGTAGAGATAGTAAGAAACATTGCCTCTCCTGAGGTTTCATACGCTCATGATAAAACTGGACTTAGCCCAAGGACATATAAAACAATCCTTGAACAAGAGAGACAGTTAAACACTTTGAGAAAAAAAGGAGATGGGTTATTAAAACAATTGAACGATAGTAAGAAAGTATCTGATCCTAAGTTACAAGCAGAGTTTAAAAAGAATAGTAGGCTTATAGCACATATACAAAAACAACAACATTATAAATTAATCAATGATTATTCTAATAGGTTTTTATTTAATAATAAAGGGATAGAAGCCACAGACGATGTTGCTAGATATGCTCAGAAATTTGTAACAAAAATATCTAATCCAGCCGATGCTCAGAAATATTTTGGTGGAAATAAAGATGTAATGAAAATGGTGGTAAAATCTCAGGGAATATTTAACCAAAGACATGCTCTATATCTATTACATAAGAATCCTCCTAAAGCTGGTGATGTCTTGAGAGGTATTCAGTTCGATAAAAAAGTATATAATTTCTTTATAGGGGCTAATGAAAAAGGGTTGGAAAATCTTACGCCTACGTCATATAAAAATGCTGTGAAAGCTGCTGGACTAAAATCTGAGCTTATCAATGGTAAGTATTATTTTAAACTTAGCCCAAATATTAAGGGTAATTATGACTGGGGTGGGTATCAAGGTATAGTTGAGTGGAATCCTAAAAAAAGAAATAGTGTAACATTTTATGCCAATGATAAACGTGATTTATTTAAGATGAAATTTGGTGGAAGAGATGTCGTAAATGTTGTTCAACCTAAAGAAATTGCTATACCGAAAATTGTAGCAGATATCCAAGACGAATTACCACCTAAAAGACAAGCTGAGATTGTAAAAAAGATTGTCGGCTCTAATGCTCCTAGGACAAAAAAACTAGTTGCAAGTGTATGGAGTCCGGGTAATAACATTGCACATGCTAAAGAGATAACAAAGATGCTCTCTATACATGAAGAAGCTTTAAAGGCTAAGGTGCCTAAGAGAAAACTTCTTTCGTTTGTTACTAAGAGATTAGGGGGCTTGGGAGCGGGGATTAGTGCTATTGCATTCCTAACATTAGCTTATCAATTATATAGGGAGAATAAGGCTAAGCCTAGAGATTATTCTAATATAACAGGCGGTGGATTATTCGCATCAAATGATAGGGGAGACCGAAAACAGTAAAACGATCTCCCCTCTTGTGGAAGGGATAGACTACTGGACTAGGGAAATAACAAAACCTAGTCGTTCAACGCAGCTCTATCTTTGCATGAAATTCTTGAAATATTGACATCCTTCTTTGGTATCTACAGTACATGGCTTGTTTTCCAACTTGTCATCAATGTGTAAAAATACTGGTGCCCAGTTATTTCTTTTAAGATAAGCTCTGTCTATATGGATCATGCAGCCAAGACAGTTACCTAAGTGCCAATTAGCACACTCAAGTTGAGCTTTCCTTTTCTTTTCTGTTTTCATCTTCTTCTTCCTTATTATGTTCGTCTGCTGTCGTCGGTTCGAATTCCCTGCGTTCTTTCTCCTCCATCAGCCTCAACATATACGCAGCTAAATATACGGATAAATCAAGTGCTTCTTCAACAGCTTCATAGAAGTTGTCTCTTGTTATATCATCTTTAGGCATTATAGGCACATTTTGATGATATTGCTCAGCACCGATTTTCAATCGTTCTTTAATAAGCTTAAGAATCAAATCATTATTTTGTTCTAAATGTTTTGGATCATCAGTTATCTTATACTTATTAATTTTCGATTGCATTTCATCGATTCTACCAGCCATTTGTTGCATAGCAAATTCAGCTTCTAGTAAAGTTTGTTCAAGATAAGTTACCTTATTCTTTAGTATTTGCTTATTGTTCATCATCTAGCTCTTTTATATTTATTTGACTATCTTCCCATTTTATTTGATATCCATTGGATTTATTATATCTTGTTGCTTTATGAAGTTGCTTTCTCCATCTATCTCCAGCTTTTATTGAGTTTACGACTCTCCAATAAGCTTTTTCTTTCCAAGATTTGTCTTCAACTTTCTTCATATCTTTGGTATCTTCAAAAGTAAGAAATGTCATTTCATCGCTCCGTCCTCTAATAGACGGTGTGTAAACGAACCATACACCATCTACTTCACCTTCCCAAAATTCCCTTAAACCTTTTTCTTTTTTAAGCTCTAAAGTGTTTTGCTCATATATAAAATCAGTTTTTGTACTTGGGTTAGCTTTTGCTTTTGTTTCATAAAGTTCATTCATTAGTCACATACCTCACATTTCTGTACTTCTGGTAATGGAAGCATTTTATTATACTCTTCTTCTATACCTGTTTCAGAACCAATTTCCGTATGACCATCTGATACTTGATTAGCTATAGGAATCTTCTTTTGGCCCACATCTTTTGATTTCATTGCATCTTCAATGCTTCTGATAAGATCACTTACCTTTCCTAATGCAGTGGTATCATTGTCATTTATATAGAGTTCTCCTCTATAATTGTTTAAAGCAGTCATAATGATTTCGCTTTGTTCTCTAGTTAGATTCATTATTATCTCCTCTTAGGGCTCCAGAACCTTAATAATGGTGGAAAATGTGTTTCAGTTTCGCCTTTTGTATTCTTAGGGAGCTTCTTAAAATAAGCCCAAGGACTTAAGATACTGTCAAAGAACTTAGCTGCACGATTCCAAGAAAAATCTTTTACGTCATCCATTCCTTGATCATATCCATGACGATATCCTCTTCTATAAGACCCTTCTTGCCATTTACGATTAGCTTTATCATCTACTCGTCTATTATTTTCCATTTTTAGAAACCCTTTTTTGCTCATGAGTCCACCTTTAACTTCTTCAAATCCAACAGGGGGCCAAGGGTATTTTCTTCTTTCTTCCATTAGTATCTTCCTCCTTTTGCTAATTTTCTTAGCACGTATTCTTTTGTTTCGTCTTTTAATGTTTCTACCCAGAAGATAAGCTCTTCAAAGTCTTTCTCATCCAGTGGGCCTTTTCTAGTATTACATGCTTTACATATAAGCTGTAGATTTTCTTTTACAGATTCTCCACTTTTAGATAATGGTATTATATGATCACATACCATATTTCTAATTGTTAGTTTTTTTCTACAGTATCTGCAAGACTTGCCATACTTAACATAGAACATTTCACGGAGGTCTTCCATTGTAATGTCAAATTTGACATCAGCATCTTCAGATCGTTTCTTAAGGGAAGATTTGAGGGATTGCATTTTCCTCTGCAGCTTTGTGTAAGCAATCTTCCAATAAGTACGATGATGCGGTTCTAAAACCTCTTTAAATGTTTCTTTATCATACTTCATAAATAAGTGGGCCTAGCTAAAATGGTAGGCCAGCCAGCCTCTCCTAACGGATTTTACCATTGGGCCAAGCCCACATAATTTATGAATAAAAGAATGCATTATACAACTATTATGTACGCTTCACTCTTTTGACTCGGGATATATTGATACCTTCGGGCATATTATCACCAGCCTTATGAGCTGATATTGCTGCCTTTCTGGCTTTTACCTTATCTAGTTTCTCAACTATTTGGATTTTCTTAAAGTCATCTGATATTGCATGCGGGTCGACCTCTACTCCGCCATAGGTTTCGTAGAGTTTATATCGTGCAGTATTAGTTTCATAAACACCATCTTCATTACCGATTTCTATGATAACGGCAGGAAGTAATGTTTTATTAAAATAATCCATAGTCTTTTCAAGTCCTCTCCTTCGAGACTTTAATCTATCAATCTCGTCTTTCAGGGCTTCTACCTCAGCATCAATGAGATGTTCTCTCTTGCTAAGTTCGACCATAAAGTAATCAACATTATCGAGTTTGTTTTTTACTTGTTGATGAAGTGTTACACGATGATCTTCAAGCCTTTTCAGGCTATCCATATCAAGGTCGGGTAACTGTTCAAGGTACTCTATCTCTTGATTAACATCGATAAGTTCACCAACTAGTTCTTTTGTAGTAGCCATTTACGCTCCTTTATCTACCATTTGGAATTTACCGTTGCCACCACTAAAGGTATGTTTCTTTTTCAATCTGAATGATGGTTGCCATTCAAGTTCTACATCGAATAAATCACCATCACTGTTCTTAAATAAAGATACCTTTTTCTCTGGGTCATCTGACTTACCAGTAATTCCAAGTACTTTCCTAGATGCATTCTCAATTGCTCCACTTCCTTTTGCAGCGTATAAGTCCATAGTTTGACTTCTGGAATATTCTCTGCTTACCTGTGAAATTTGGATAATTATTATATCTTCGTTTACAGCCATATTGGAAAATGAATGACTAATATAATTTAATTTTTCATATTCTCCTCTTACATTGTAGGGAACATCAATTAAATCTATATAGTCTACGACTACGCATTTAGGTTGAAACTTTCTTATCTTTTCTTGTACCTGTTGTACACTAGGACTAATAGACTGAATTGCTATATGACTTAAGTCATCTTTATGATGCTGATAAAGTTCTTTATAGTTTTTAATTACATTGTCCTTACTCCCACCTGATACAATTTGTAAGTTCCTTCGATGCATTACAAATCCAGATAGCTCTAATGATAAGAATAGTGTTGGAATTTGTAGCTCACTCTCTATTATATCAAGGTTTGCATTATATCCTAACACTATGTTTTGTGCTAACGCTGTTTTGTTAGCTCCTGTTGAACCAAATATAGTGACTAATTCACCGGGATATATAGTCGCATCTGTCATATATATACCTAACTGCCTAGCTAGGTCTATAGTTCTGCCCGTAAAATCGGTTTCTAGCCTTGCTGCTAAGTCCGATTGTAAATCTTCACTATTCTTTATATCTACAAGATAGTCTTTTCTTTTGTAATAGATACAATTTGGTTTGCAATATTTCATCATTAATTCATCTTGACAACCATATTTATATCCACCACGATAAGTATCTTCTACCTTCTTTAAAACTAAATCTTCCCTTAATTGATTATTATTCCATTCAAGAAGTGATGCTTTTGTTGCAACACTAGGGATACCATGTCTGAAGAAATGGGATGCTATTCGCATCATAGTATTATTTCTTGATCCTTTTTCTGGGCCAAGTGAATACATCTTCTGTACGCATGGTACAATATTCTTAGGCTCTACACTCGATTCCATTGTTCTAATTTTTGGAACGCTTGTAACAACCCTTGTCTCTAATTCTCCATCACCCCAGATATCTTCAACAAAAGAATGTCTACGAGTTGCAGCTAATCTATGTATATCTTCGAATGATAGATTTTGTATTTCAGAATATGAGAGTGGAATTTTATAAAGAGAGGATTTTTGGTTTAGGGTGTCTCTGCACCTGTAGATTGAAGTTCTGTTATAGACTGCTAAATCTATTTCACTGAATAAGTTATTCATAGTTTCTTTTACAATAAACGGTAAGTCTTTATTCCCCGATGGGAAATTAAATACTTCTCCACTTATCATTATATGATATCCAGTGCCACTAAAGAAAATTTGATAAGATTCAGCTGGTACATTAAGTTCTTCCAATTCAAATAATACACCTTTTGTTTTATTTAGTGTATGTTTATCTGAATCTTGTCCCTTATCTATATCAATTAATACATTTTTTATGTATCTTTTACCAATAAAATCTCTAAGAGTTTTTCTTATCTTAAAATATTCTCTGGCTTCTTCATCATATAGATATAGACTTTTATATACAGCATTGTTCTCACCATGTTCTAGAATAACATCTATAACTTGTTCTTCAGGAATAAGAAGCCCTCTGTTACGAGGGCTCCCTATCGCTACTTCGTTAAAGAATGACACTAAAAAGAAGTTTGTGTTCCGCTGGAAGTAGTGGTACTTCTTGCGGCTACACCATTTACAACTTTTTTATTTGCGTCGTGCTCAACAATATACTTCTTAGCCTTCATAAAGTTAATATAACTTTCAAGGTCAGCTCGACCTTTATCGTCATTCTTAACTATCTTAGGGCATACGGTTGGAAAAGCTCTATTAGCCTTATCATCCCATTTGCTATAAACAAAAATATAATAAGGTGTATCATGGTTATCTATACCATAATTGGCTTGAGTGAAATGAGCATTTAATGTTAGTGCAACATCGTCTTCTAAGACTTTATCGTCACCATCTACCCATTCTCCTTTGGTATTTACACCACCATCCCATCCGAGAGCATCCGTTAAGTAGAGTATCTTTTTTAGTAAGCTACTTTCACCAGAAATAGTCCCATCTGATTCATAGTCAAAACTTCCTAATAAGTTATACTTAGTAGGGAATTGACTATTTTCATTTCTGAAATGTACTTCCATGTACATATCTAGATTTTCATATTGATCTGATTTGTTAACAAAATCAGTTAAAGCTACTTCTTGGTATCCTAACCAAGGACTTTTACCTGAATTTGTTCTTTTAGCTTCGTAAGAACCTCTATACGGCATACGTTACTCCTTTTCTTTGAATTTAAGGATTTCGTTTATTACACTATCGTAATCGAAATCAAGAACTTTCTGGGCAAGAGGTTTTAGTCTGCTGCCCACAGCTCTTTCATCATAAGATTGGAAAGAAATATAGAACTTTCCATCTTCTTTACTTGCGGTAGTGTATCCAATTACATCTGCTGAAGCGGTAACTCCAATTGCCAGACCACCCGGCAGTTGTGGCCCCAGCTGACTTTTGCCGTCTGTGACTGATGTTGGTTTTGCATGACTTATTAAGACAAGATTCTTATTTAAAGATTTGCAAAGCCTTTGGAATCTCCTGATAATATCAAGATTTTTCTTTCTGGCTTGTGCCCAATCTTGTCCCCAAGAGTTAGCATCACCCATTGCTGGTTGACCTCTTTCATCACATACTTCATCTTCTATCCATCTATTTATGTGATCTAAAGTGTCAATAGCAACTGTATCATAAGGAAGCTTTTTCAAGTTTTCCTTAAGCCAGTAATATACTTCAACCATTGAATATACTTCCATTGGTTCACCTATATTATCACCAGTTCTATGATAATATTCCCTTTCGTTATTTGGAATAACTTCTGTCAAAGGTTTACCCTTTTCAACAAGTTGTTTTCCTTCTAACATTTTGGGTCTTACAGGTGTGTTCAGTGATGTTACTGTAACTGTATTTGCTTTATCAACAAAATCTGAGCCTAAATCTGTATCTATTAAGAGACAGCCTTTTGCTCCATCTTTGCTCCATTGACTAGCTTGTGTTGTTTTGCCCGTTTTGGGTTGACCGATAAAGTACCAAGTCAACCCATTAGGCAACACTTTCCAATCAGTAGATATTTTCCTAACTTTAATATCCATATACCATCCTATGTATTAATTATTAACTGTTCAGTTCGCATTTTTAGCGGCAATAAGCCTATCCAAATGTACGAGTAGTAAGGTCTTTTTGCAACTATATTAAAGATTTGGTCAACTCCAAAACCTCCAACTATGGCTGCAGTAAAGATAGTATGCTTCATTGTACAGGGCTCTTCTGCTATCTCATTTGTAGGCAACCAGCTCTCAAGATACTTATCAAATTTCTTAGTAGCTGTTACAATTTCCATAGCCATAGCACCCATACGCAAATCAATAAATAGCTGTCTATTAGATTGTTCTAACCATTTATTATATGCAAGAAGCCTACCTTCCATGTTATCCAAGCAAACTATCATTTTAGGAAAGGTAGGACTATCTTCATCATAATACTCGCTCTTGCACTCAATACTCTGTGTATCGTCCATATATGAGCGTCCTATGGCTATTGCAGCAGTAGACTTGTACCTACCATTAAAAGCTTGAGGATATAATGTGGTTGATAAATTATGCTCTTCAAGAGTATCATTATCATAACCTATTATTTTCCTAAATCCCATAATGGATAACAGAGGTATCAGCTGTGAGCCAATACCCCCTAATCCAACTAAGCCAATTTGGTCTAGTTTCTTCTGTGGGATTAAATCCTTATTTCGTAGAAACCTATGTGAATCGGTCATACCATATAACCAGTCTGATAGGGATCATAAGGATATAATATCTTCATAGCAGTTAGTGCATCAACACCAAGTTTACAAAGTTTATTCTCTGCATCAATGTCAGTTAGCTTACCTTCAAAGTGTAGTTCAACAATAGTTTCTATTTCCTTTTGTTTAGTACTGGTAATTTTCTCATCATTGAAGAGCTTAACCTGATTGTAATTCGTTGGGCGATGTTGTTCAGCCCATTGATTATGACCATGATAGACTTGGGTACCTGCATAGGTTTTAACTTCAGTAGATAATGGAGTTTTATTAGCTTTTATCTCATCTGCTATTTCTTTCCATTCTTCTGGAATTTGAACCCAGCTTTTAATATCTATATCATCTTCATCTATTGTAACACAGTGAGGAACTTTATATTGATCTTTATAGCCAAATCCAAAGGCTTCAGTAGCTTTACCTGAACTTGCCACTACTAAACTACCATAGAATCCTTCATCAGGAGCCATATCTTCTACAGTACTTTGATCAGTACTAGATAAGAAAGCTCCCATAGTATTATGACTATGTATTAGTCCTATATGAGCCTTCTTAGTAGCTGGATATTCTTCGAATGTTTTCCTTAGAATTTTAGCCATATCATCAGATTCAAACTCTGTTGATGCAGCACTGCCTAAATTTAAAGGATGGAAATGTATTATTTTCCACTCTTTAGGATATCCATCTTCATCAGTCTTAACCTTGTACCAAGCAGGGCCAGACCACTCTAATTTCTTGAACTTAGTCAAAAAATAGAGGTACTTGTTTTGTATTTTCTTCGGTATTATCAGTTTGCACATTCTTCTCTAACCTCCTTAGGTTCATTCTGTAATGGAATGCTAGGCATTCACGTTCAATATTAAGCACTCTATCTTTTAATTGATGATATGCTTCTACTAATTCTTCCATATTATTAGGAAGAGTTTGTTCTACAAATAAGTTGATAACCTCATTTATACGTTTACTATCATATGAATTACCAATTTCTCTCCAAAAGAAACCCTTATCAATAATGGGTAATCTGTGTGGTGTACCATTATGTACACTATTTAGATAAGTTTCCATATCCATAAGTTCATAGAAGAAATGATTTGTTACTATATCATTCATAGCATCATTAAAGTCTATCTTGGTCAATATTTCTTGATATTTTGCTCGTAAACATTTTCTTATTCTGAGTCTTCTGTGATGTAATTTACTCTCAATTGGTTCTCTTAAATTACGAGCAGTTGTAGCAGTACTGTAAGGATGAGCTCTATGAACTAATCTCTTATGATTCGAACTACTATAATTATCACAGAAATTTTGCAATGATGTCTGATGAGGATGATAATATTTACCCCATAGTTTTATGAACCAAGGAACTATTTCATTCTCTCTTATCAAAGCTCTATAAGAACTAATATTAGATGTACTTTTCCAAGCATCGTCAATAGTCATTGACATACAGCGAAGCATCTTTTTCATTCTTGAATAATTACGATAACTTTGTCCAGTATCATCAAAGTGATCCATAATTCTTGACCAATGAAATTCATAATTATTCTGTTGAAATTCACCATTCTTATTTATTTCAAGAATAGTATGGTTACTATTATGTCTAAAATTATGATTCCCACTAATCGTAAATGATTTATGATGATCACTTTCTAAATTAGCAGCAGCCTCTAAACATGCTTCAGCTATTCTATCTGATATAGAGAAACCATTATTTCTAATATTATCTCTATCAAATACTAAATCTTCAGCTAACATCATTTCATGTCTAACTTCAATTAAGAAATTCATAGCATCTTCAATATTATCATATTCTAGCATAGGTAACCAGCTTCTAATAAATTCTATGCAAACTTCTTCTGACATACTCCTTTGCATAAATCTATTTTTAATATTTCGTATTCTACCAATGGTAACCTCTTCATTGCCAAGTTCTGTCTTTATTTGACGTCTATTAATACTCCAATATGCTGATCTACCATTCCAAGAATTTAGGAACTGATTACAGGTCATAATAAACATTAAGAAGTTGCCCAGCCTCCACAGTTTCACATAATCAGGGCCAAATGCTCCTGTACAAGGGTTTATCCCAGAGATATGTGGATGCCAACAATCAACTGCTTGGCGAAAAGTGAAACAAGGATCATCACCTGTTTCTATAGCTGAATTCATATAAGATATCGTAGGATGTTGACCATAATTATGTGTCAACCTCATATATACTTTTTCAAGATATGTTACTCTACGACCTCTTAGTTTGGGTATTCCCATATAAAATACTAAACCTCTATCATCATTTCCCTCTGGATCATTTTTATATCCATCAATGGCAACAACGCCATACTTTTTCTTTGGATCATTTATCTTTTTCCAGATTAAATCATAATATTTGTTTAAATCTTGATCTTCCATTTCTCCAATGGTCTCTTCAAGTTTAAACATTTTATTAATCAATTTAAGAACTCTTTCTTTGTATCCCACAGAAGTATGCTCTATTGGCATATCATTTATGTCTACAACAGGTGATAAGGCTCGAGGTAATGAATTATATACTTTTGTCATTACTCTATCTCCTATTATTATTTAAGTTATTAGATTCACTTAAAGTAACAGAAGCTGGCTTTGTATTATTGAAACTACTTAAAATAATACTCCACCAGCTTTCTGCTGTCTCAGACGATTAGCATCCAGAGGATACTTTGCTTCGCTGGAACGATACAATATCGCCATCAGCCAAGCTTTTAGAGGTTTTAACCTCATCGTCGTCGACATACACTTTTACCCCTGATAATGAAATGTCCATAACTCTAGCCAATTCGGCTGGAGTATTTCCTTCCATGTCTCTGGGCATACCACCATTGTGATATGAAACTACTGTGACGTTAGCCATAATAGCACCTCCTTAATTAAGGGTTGGTTGAAGTTAAAAGTGTCACTCTTTAACAAGTACAAGTTTCTTTTTTTTATTTGAAACTCTGCACACCACTCGGATCAAGTCACATTCTCATGCAACTATGTTTTTTTTTCGGTCTACCGGGTTTACGCTTTATAGGTAATTGTTTTGACCAGTAATATACCTGTCCTCTAAGCTTCTTCATCTGATATTTCAGTCTTCTTAGGGGTAAGATATAATACAAGGACATGAGAACAACTCCTGCTGCGAATCCACCAAGTAACATAACTACTTCAAAAATAGTCATTTTTTCTCCTTTTCAAGTAATACTTTAACTAATTCTCTTATCTTAGCTAAAGCTCTTTGTTTAAAGGGCTCGTCAAAAGGTGCTTTAATATCCCATACTATCAGTTCCTGATCTCTTTTGACGGACTTATCTGGAATAAAGTAAGCAAATACATAGCTATCGCCATTGCCTTTACTTACTCTTCCTTCAAAGCTTGTTTTCTTTAGATGATTCTGGGCATAGAATGCATCTACTTTTGGGTCATCTTCATCCATCTGTATTGACATACTCATACAATAGGGCCATTGCCCTGTCCATTTCTCATAGCTTTTTGCCACCTGAAATTATTGTATCTATCTCTCAACTCATTATATCTGGCATGTCCTGACCCACCTTCTTTTAACCTGCCTT